GACCTTCTAAAGACTTTATTAACTGCTCATCTGACTCTTCAAAATGAGATGACATTTTAACACCAGTCTCTTCTTCTCTAGTTTCCTTGTCTACCACATTATCTAAGTCTGTAAACTCTAGTGGTTGTAAGGTCTTAAAGTATAGATTTAAGGCAATATTATTGTAAGCTAGTACTTGGTCAAAGGCATCTATTAAAAGTGTCTGAAATGGTCTTATAACGGTGTTATCCATTAAGGTAGATGCAGTCTCTATTTCTTCTGCGTTGTTTCCTAATCCTGATGAGTCTTTAATACCCAAAAGCATAGGAGATACTACCCTATGAGATACCATTATTTTCTTAGAACTCTCATCAGATAAAAATTGGTATTGTTGATGTGCATCTGATAGTTGTACAGGCTCAATACTAGCAGCAGTCTCTGCATTGTCATTAAAAGATAAGATAAACTTACCTGAGTTGCTAGAACCTGCAAACTTCTGATGTATCTTGTTTTCTATTAGTTGTCTCTCCTCCTCATTAGGAACTCCATTGTTGAAGTTAATTAACATAGAAGGTGCAAGACCATTCATTATGTTGTTTAGGTGGTAGTTAGATATTTCTTCCTCTAGTTCACAATACTGTAACCCTCCTTGATAATCTACTGGCGAGTAGTAATAGAATCCTGCTCTGTAAGGCTTAACAAACAATATCTCAATAGCTTCTTTAGAGAATCCAAATGCAGGTATCCTCTGAGGCTCATCAGATGGCTTTATTTTGCCCCAATCCTTAAAGTAATAGTAAGCCTCCACATCTCCATCCTCGTTGCACTTCTCTGCTCTAAGAGTCTCTACAGGCATATGCTCTACCTGAACAATCCTAGACCTATCCTTAGAGTAAATTACTTGCATAGCTGCACCTCCCATTAGTTTAAGGTCATATACTAGCTTTCTAGTACAATCCTTAGTAAATAAGGTTTTCATTTGTGCATATTGGTCAGGCTTTCTATTAGAGTCTGTAGCATCTAAGCCCTTACCATAAATCATCTCTGAAATTCCATTAATAATAGCGTTGTTAGTAGGAGAACCATTATATCTGTCTATAAGAAACTGATAGTAGTTATTATCAGCACCATACGATACCCAGTCTTTACCTCTAACCTCAGATACTTTAGGAGATGTATAAGTACTAAGATTCACTACCCTTACATCATTATGTACCTTATTGTGTACTTTATTATGTACGTTTTTATTTATAGCGTTCACTATATTGTTTTTTCTTTTCATATTATAATGTAATCATTATCGTAGCTATCCTCTGTAACAAACTGACCTGTATTAAGAGCATAGTATTCTCCAAACTCTTGGTTTATTCTTTGGTCTGTACAGAATATTTTATCTTTATAGTACACATCATTAAGTAAAGAATCATCCCAATTATAGTTATCTAATTGCCATTGGTCAAGATTCTTGTTCCAAATATTAGTATCATTAGTAAGTGATAAATCATAAAACCTACCTTCTACTAATTCAAATTCTGTTGTAATACTAGAATATCCATTATCAGTAACAATATCTACCTCTTTTAATACAGAAGTATTAGTGCTGTCATCTCTTAAAACTAAAGTAGCTACATCTATATAATCTCTAGGTATAATTTGTATAGTCTGTGGGTCTGTGCTTGTAGTTAGCTTCTTCATACTTATATAACGAAAAAAAAACTATCTTTTGTATTATAAATAAAAAAACCCCTCCGATTATGGAAGGGTCTTTGTAACTAAAGTTGTAACTAAACTATGCAGTAGGGTTAATTTTTGTTGCAGAAGCATCCCCTGTGATAACTGATGGAGTTACAAAGTAAGCAGGAGCAGTCTCTTGAGCAGCAAATGTTAAAGTAAATCCACTAAGGTCTCCCATAGCAGCACCTGATACAATAGTTCCGCCTGTTACTTCAGCTCCGTGTTCCAAACCTACTAAAAAGAAATTACCATTGTAATCCTCAATAGCAACGTGTGGTCTACCTGCAGCTAATAATTTAATCTCTTCTTGAGTCGCTTTATCTAAATAAGTCAATGTTAGATTTAAAGTTTGCTCATAGAATGTTGTTCCGTTTTCTCTTGAAGAGTTTACAGTAGTTTCTAAGCTAGAATTTCCTTTGATGTCAAATTGAAACCACTCTGGAGTACCTGCTAATACTGTTATCTCTCCTGATACTATTGTTGCAGCACCTAATGTACCGTAATCAGCAAAGTAAACAGTCTTTAAACCACCTACTGCCGACTTACAAGGTAATGCTCTTCCTGATGTTAATGCACAAGCCATATGTTTTATGTTTTTTTTAGATTAATAAAAAAAGGGCAGATAGGTCTTTTCGGACTTACCTACCCCTTTAGATTGTTTATTTATGATTATGCAGGAGTATAAAGAACAATATCAGAACCGATACCGTACTCAACACCACTTGTAAATCTCATAATTACTCTTACATTCTGAGAACCATCTAAGTCTCCCATATCTAATACTTTAACCTCGTTGTGGTCAGATAATAAACCAGTACCAAAGAATAAGTTAGATTTTTCAGCAGCTACGATGTAGTTATCAGCTAATCCATTAGCAACAAAGATTTTAACACCATCAAAAGATAATGCTCCGTTGTTCCACCATTGAGTTCCCTCAGCGTTTACACCGTTTGCTCCTAATCCTGCAGCAGCAAATCCTCCTAATGCTCTTACATAGGCTCTAGCTACGTTTTGAGAAACATATAAGTATAAATCCTCTTTTCCGTATAATGCAGATGGAATAGCATCTACTACTTTACCTAACTCAGCGATTACGTTAGCAGCAGTTACAGAAGTTCCTGTTACATCAATTACGTCAGCATCAGCAGTCATTTTAGTAACGAATCCGTCAAACTCTCCTGCGTTAGCATTAACACCTTTCCAAATAGTGTTTTCAGTTTTTTCAGCAACTAATCCTGCAACGTGTGCAACTAAGAAGTCAGAGAAAGCAGGTGGTAAGTTGTCAAATGTAGACATTCCCATTTGTGCAGCCTCCCAGTCAGAACGGAAGTCTTTTTTACATAACTCAAGGTTCACTTGGAACTCCTCAGGTTGTAAGATTCTCTCTGTTAAAGTAACAGTAGCAGTATCTGTAAAATCACAAGATGCGTCTTTGATTACGTTAGAATCAGTAGCAACTTTCTTGATTACTTCTTTGTACTTTACGTTTGGTTTAACTGTGATACCACCATTGTTTAAGGTAGCACCTGATAATAACGCAGCAGCAATATATTCATTTGCAAAACTGCCTGCGTATGTAGTTGTAATGTCGGTTGTTGTAGCCATTTTTATTTAGTTTATTTTATTTTTGAATGTTAGATATTCTTGCAAATACTCTGTCCTGAATAGACTGTGGTCTGTTGTTACCAAATACCATTTTCTTGGTTTGTACATTAGCCTCAGGATTGTGCTTTAATGGTGCAGCAGCAGGTTGTGAGGATAGTTCCTCTTTTACTTGCTCCTCTACGGCAGCCATTTCTTCCTTATCTTTAATCATAGCTTTGATTTCCTCAATCATTGCTTTAACCTCAGATAATTCTTCTTTAGTAGCATAAGACATTTCTTCCTCTGCTGCTTCTACTTCTTCTTCTACCACTTCTTCCTCAGCAGTAGCTTCTTTAATCTCTTTAATGATACCTTCAGACTCTACAATAAGAACCATTCCATCCTCTAAAGAATATTCTCCAACTGGTAAGGCAATTTTATCCTCCTCAGTTACGATAAACACTTCAAATTCTGGTGCGAACTCTTCTGCTTCAATGATAGTACCATTCTCTAGGGTCATTTGTGCTAACTTTGTTTCTGTAGATTGCTCTACTTTCTCCTCAGATAACTCAATACCTAGAACGCTTTTAATTTCTTTTAGCATCTCTAATGGGTTTTTCATATTTATATAACGGTTAATAATTAAAATTTTGCATTTTCGTTTAAGATTTACGATATATGTTTCCTATTCCTTGCGCCCATAAAGAACCATCACAACACTTTCTAGAGTAGGTGTTCTCATCTTTGCATAGACATCCCCTGCTGCTTCCTTTGGGACTTGTATAGCTTGGTGTCTTATCTTGCTTATTCATCTATTTCTTTTAGTTTATTAATTGCCCATTCTACTCCTGATGTTCCTCCCCAAGCATCCCACATAAGACCTCCACAACCTTCTGAGTAAGGAACGTTTTTATGTTGTTGGTGTCTCTTAAAACTTGCCATCCTTGCTATAGTATCTCTGCTTATTGGTTCGCCTTTTGCTAATTGATTGGCTCTAGCTTTACCTGTAGCCTCTCCACAAGACCCCCATCCATTTTTATCTACCCATTCTAACGCTCTCTTAGCATTGTTACTAGCAGACTTAGGATAATCACTATATGACTCTAGTTCAAACTTTTTTTTTTGAATAAAGCCTTTAATTGCTCTATTTTTTCTAACGCATCTTGCTCCTCCTTTGACATACCTACAGAATCTTGTGGTCTTTCCATCTTATCAGCAAAGTAGCCTTCTATGCTGAACCCCTTAACCTTGCCAGTCTTTACATAGTTCTCCCAAACGTCATTATTGTTTACCTTAACCGCACCCATCCAAGTACCAATAGGTAATTCCATACCATACTTTCTAGACTTGTCGTGTACCTCATCTTCTATAATCCAAGATTCTACTAATGATAATCCTTGTAACTCGTATTGATGCTCCATAGTAGAGTTGTTCTGATTACCTGCCATTAAATACTTTTGAGAGGCTTTTAATACAGTATCTTTAGAAAAATATATATAGTACTCATCCTCTCCATTACGTCTGTATATAGGCTTGTTAGGGATTAATAAAGCACCCATCAGAATACGCTTCTCTTTGTTTACCTCAGCAAGTTTAATCTCTTCAGCTTTTAAAGCAACAAAATCCTCTTCTATTGCAGGACTCTCAACTACTGAGATAGCTTCTATTCCTGCTAGGTCTTCATTCTCGTCTAAAATAAGTTCTACTATTTTCATATTTATATAACGTATGTTAGTTTGTATTTTGTATTTTAAATTGATGCTCCCTCTATAATATTTCTATCTAAACTCTGAGCAGTACTTACATCACTAGATACTACATAGGCTTTTATAGGTTGTTTAGATTGTCCTGCTATGACATCAGCTAATTGATTAGTTCCTGATGTACCTACTACATTAAAAGATGGTGCTTGTGGTGTAGGCAAAGCTGCATTAGAACTTCCCCCTCCTCTAACTCCATTTACTGCTCCTCCTTTTGGAGATCCCCCTGCTTTTAAAGCACTTAATCCTTTTGCAGTAGCCGCTATGTTAGACGCAATTGCAATTCCCGCACTTATATTATTAGAAGCAACTAAAGCCGATGCTGCTGCAACAGATGCTCCTGCTGTTGGTATTGCTAAAGCTGCACCTTGTGCGATTGTAGCCGCATTAGATGTTTGTGTATTAACAATTGTTTTTGCGACACCTGCTGCACTCTCTCCAATTAAAGCTGCTGCTTGTAATGCCCTGTTTTTTCCTGCAAGACTTCCTAATAAAGCAAAACCTGACGCTGCATTATCTATATTAGCTGCTCTGATAGATCTTTCTGCATCTGCTACAAATTGAGCAATAGCAACTTTCTGATTAGCCTCATATTGTAATCTAGCTAATCCGTCTTTCATATTTTGGTTTGCCCTTGTTTTCTCCTCTTCCTCTTCTTTTATTTTATTTTCCTTTTGTACCTTTTTCCTTTCAGCTTCGTCTTTTTCTATTTGTAAAGCAAACGTATTAGCCTCTGCATCTCTCTCTTTACGAGCAGCCATCTCTTCATTGTATAATCCTAATATCTGACTTGTTACCTCTCTTTGTTTATTAAGTCTATTAGTCTCTAATATTGTTACCTCAGATTTTAGTCTTGCTTCCTCTTCTAGATCCTCTGTTGTAGACTTAGATAAGGAATTTTCTAAAATCTTTGCATCTAATCTTAATTGAGCAAGTTCAACCTCTCTATTTGTAATACCCTCCTCTATCTTTGATGCCTGTTGTAGAAATCCAATTCTCTGTTCTATTGAAAACTCTTCCTTATTAATAGCTTGTTCAAGTAATCTTGCACGATCTTGGTCTGCTTGCGCTCTATCTACAATTAACTCTCTTTGTAATTTATTAGCAGCTTCTAATTTGTTGCTTATTTGATCCGCTACTCCTAATTCAGCTAATGTCTCTTGTTTAAAATTTTTAACCTTTTCAGAGAATCCATCAAAAGCACTTCCTGCCTGATCTAAAGCACCTTTTATATCTCCCGATAATACTTTCTTTAAAGCACCTCCTAGAGCGAATAAACCCTCTCCAAATTCAGCTACCGCATCTTTAACATTACCGACCACAACGCCGATTTGTTTCATAATACGATTAAACTTGTTTTGACCCTCTTCTGAGGATGTAAATGCAGCAGCAAGAGATCCAAGCACCACAACAAAAGCACCAATACCTGTTGCAATTAAAGCACCTTTCATAGTTTTAAGACCTGTGACTGCACCTTTAATTGATGTAATCATTCCCTTGAAACCTGAGATAGCACCTCCTGTTAATTTATCAGCAGCATCAGTAACACCATCAAAATTATCTTCTACTTTCTTAGATCCTTCCGATACATCCTCTAGCCTATCATTAGTTGTTTCTAGATCTTTATTTAAAGCCTCTACATTCTGTTGTGCTTTCTCTGTTTCTACAAGTAATGTAACTACCCTTGTTTGCGCCATCTTATTTCTGTTTTTATTTGGTTAAATGCACCTTTTAAATTATTAGGCAAATAGTATTTCCCCTGAGCAATCCTGATATATTCAGTTTCTCCTTTTACTATTTTCAGTAATTCTACTATGCTTTGTAACATTGGTTATAATTTATTTAGTAACTCTAAACTGCTCTCTCCTGTAGTCAAATCTGTGGTAATACTATTTATTATGTAAATGCTTGTGCCTATTCTAATAGTGTCTGCTAGTGTATAATTAACTAAGAATTTTATAGGTAAGTAAGCCTTCACTTTTATTAATCTCCTTTTCAGATTAAATACATCTGATATATAATCACTATAATATGTTTGGAATAGTGTACCTGTAAAATCATTTTCAAAGGTGTACTCATTAAACTCTGAGTTATAATTGATATTAGCAGTAGATGTAGCACTATTTAAAGCAACACTATTTGATGGTATATAATAACTTGTTATGTCTGTGAATGTACCTCCTGCTCCTTCTTCTGTATTTAAGAATCTAATACTATCTCCTGTTACTTTTACTGCATATGTTAGTAGAGGTTTATCAAAGTAAGGGTCATTGTTGTCATCT